ATTGGAAATGTTACATATACTTTAAGTGGTGGTGTTGATTATTCTGCATCAAACAGTATGTCGGCATTATTATCAGATCTAGTGACTTCTTATGGTTTATTCTCAAATAAAGATGAAATTGCTGTAGATTATTTACTTATGGGTCCTGGATTAAATAATAAATTTGAATCCCAAGCAAAAGCAAATTATTTAATTTCTGTCGCAAATCAAAGAAAGGATTGTTTAGCAGTTGTTTCCCCACATAGAGCAGATGTTGTTAATGTCACAAATTATACGACACAAACAACAAACATAATTGAGTTTTTCTCCCCACTTTCTTCTTCATCATATGCAGTATTTGATAGTGGATATAAGTACACCTATGATAGATTCAATAATACTTTCCGTTATATTCCATGTAATGGTGATGTTGCTGGATTAATGGTTAGAACTGCGATTACTTCATATCCATGGTTCTCACCAGCTGGTCAGCAAAGAGGTGTATTGAACAATGCAACTAAACTTGCATACAATCCATCAAAAGCACAAAGAGATCAGTTATATCCATTGAGAGTTAACTCAATCATCAATCAACCAGGAACTGGAGTAATTCTTTATGGAGATAAAACTGCATTAGCATATGCTTCTGCATTTGATAGAATTAATGTTCGTCGCCTCTTCCTGACAATTGAACAGGCACTTGAAAGAACTGCAAATGCTCAACTGTTTGAACTGAATGATCAAATCACAAGATCAAACTTTGTCAATATTGTTGAACCATACCTGAGAGACATTCAGGCAAAGCGTGGTCTTTACGACTTCTTAGTTGTTTGTGATGAAACAAATAATACTCCTGATGTTATTGACAATAACGAATTCAGAGCTGACATTTACCTGAAACCAACAAAGTCAATTAACTACGTAACCTTAACTTTCGTAGCGACTCGAACTGGGGTCAGCTTTGAGGAAGTTGCAGGAACTGTTTGATCTTATAATTAATCACTAAGGAGGACCCTAAAAATGGCACAAATTCCAACAAGAAACATCTCACAGTTCAAGTCAAAACTCATTGGTGGTGGTGCTCGTCCTAACCTGTTTGAGGTTAGTGTTGCATTTCCAGCAGGAGTAAATCTTGGAATTCAAAATGATGGTACAGGAACATTTGATAGCGAAAACTTTAGATTCATGTGTAAGGCAGCTGCACTTCCAGCATCGACAGTTAGTGAAATTGCAATTCCTTTTAGAGGAAGAACTTTAAAAGTTGCTGGCGATAGATCTTTCGATAACTGGTCAGTAACGATTATCAATGATGAAAACTTTTCTCATAGAAAAGCATTTGAAGCATGGATGCAAAACGTTGCTCAGTATGGAGACAGTTCGGGTTTGACAAACCCATCAGATTACATGGGTAATGCAACCGTTTATCAACTCGGAAGAACTGCTGCTTCTCAACAAGGTGAAGGAACAACTTCGGGTCCTTCAAACATTCTTGCACAGTATAAGTTCGTTGATATTTTCCCAACTTCAATTTCAGATATTCCTCTTTCATACGAAACTGAGAATGCAATTGAAGAATTCACTGTAGAATTCCAGATCCAGTACTTCTATCCTGAGGCTGCCGGTTCTGGTGCTTGATAAATAGTACAAATAAGTCTACACTTTAATAATGGCAAAACTTTTTGGTTTCTCTATTGAAGATAAAGAACCATTATCCCCTGGTGTGGTTTCCCCCGTTCCTCCCAATAATGAGGACGGGGTTGATCATTATTTGACCAGTGGATTTTTTGGTTCTTATGTTGATCTGGAAGGAATTTATAGAACTGAATTTGATTTAATTAAAAGATATCGTGAGATGGCACTGCATCCAGAATGTGATAGTGCGATTGAAGATATTGTAAATGAGGCTATTGTTTCTGACACAAATGATACTCCAGTAGAAATTGAGTTATCGAATCTCAATGCTAGTGATGGTATTAAAAAAATAATTCGACAAGAGTTTAAGGGCATTTTAGATCTTTTAGATTTTGATAAAAAATGCCACGAAATTTATAGGAATTGGTATATTGACGGAAGACTTTATTACCATAAAGTGATTGACCTCAAAAATCCCCAGGAAGGAATTCAAGAGTTAAGATATATCGACTCTATGAAAATTCGTTATGTGAGACAGACTAAAAAAACTGATAAAGATGATCGTAGTGTCAGATTATCCAATATGAATCAGGATAATCCGATGCAGTATGAGTTTCCTCAAATTGAGGAATATTTTATCTACACCCCACAAGCAACATATCCAACATCAAATCCATCATCTCTTGGAGATCAAAAGGGTATTAAAATTGCAAGAGATGCAATCACTTATTGCACGTCGGGTCTCGTAGATAGAAATAAAGGATCAACTCTTTCATATTTACACAAAGCAATCAAGGCTCTTAATCAACTGAGAATGATTGAGGATAGTCTTGTTATTTACAGGTTATCTCGTGCTCCAGAAAGAAGAATTTTCTATATTGATGTAGGCAATCTTCCTAAGATTAAAGCTGAGCAATATCTTCGTGATGTTATGATGCGTTATCGCAACAAACTTGTGTATGATGCAAACACCGGTGAAATCCGTGATGACAAAAAATATATGAGTATGCTTGAGGATTTTTGGTTACCTCGCCGCGAAGGTGGTAGAGGAACTGAGATCACTACTCTTCCTGGTGGCCAAAACCTTGGCGAAATTACTGATATTAAGTACTTCCAAGAAAAACTCTATCGTTCTCTGAATGTTCCAACATCAAGAATTGGTGGTGAAGGTGGATTTAATCTTGGACGTTCATCGGAAATCTTAAGAGATGAAGTTAAGTTCAGCAAGTTTGTGGGACGTTTGAGAAAAAGATTCTCAGCAATGTTCAATGATATGCTGAAAACGCAATTGATTCTCAAGAACATTATTACTCCCGAAGATTGGGAAGTAATGAGTGAGCATATTCAATACGACTTCCTCTATGACAATCACTTTGCAGAATTGAAGGAAACTGAACTTCTGACCGAAAGATTGAATATGGTTGCTCAAGCAGAACCATATGTTGGCAAATATTTCTCACAAGATTATATCCGTAGAAAGATTCTTCGCCAAACTGATGAGGAAATTGTTGAACAAGATGCAATTATTGAAAAGGAAATTAAAGATGGTACAATTCCTGATCCCGCAGACATGGTGATTGATCCTGCAACTGGACAACCAATTCCTGGAATGATGGCAGGAGATCTTGGAGCTCCAGTCATGGAACCCGAAATTAATGCAAAATCTGTTGAAACGCCAGAAGTTAAAATGCCTAAGGGTGGCGAAATCTAATAAATAAAAAGGATTACTTATTCTAGAAGTCATGGATGAATTAATGGATATGATTGTCACTGATGAAAGTCCCTCACAAATCAGTGACAAAATTAAAGATTTACTTTTCGCTAAAGCGGCAGAAAGAGTAGATTCTTTTAAACCTACAGTAGCATCTTCAATATTTGGCGATTATACCGAAGACGAAGAATAATAGATTGATAAATAAAAAATATAGGATTTTGGTATAAAATGCAAAGAACTAAAATAGTTGAAACTGAAGTTGCAACAGGTGCAAGTGCTGGTGCTGCAACTAGTATTGGTAATGCAACTTGTGTAAGACTTCATAATGATACTGGTAGTATTATCACCGTTGGGGTTTCAACAATTGTTGGTGCTGCTACCACCAATTTTTTCACAATGCCAGCAAATTCTGTTGAATTTTTAGAAAAACTTCCAACAGATGTTATCTGGACATCTTCAGCAATTAAGGCAGCAAAAGTAGGATTTACCAACTAAAACAATGAAACTAATCAGAGAAGAAATCGAATCAGTAGAGTTTGTCGTTGAAGAGCGCAATGGCAAAAAATCGCTGTATATTGAGGGGGTTTTCCTTCAGGGCGATATTAAAAACCGTAATGGTCGCATGTATCCCATGGAAACTCTTCGTCGTGAAGTTGCCAGATACAATGAAAATCATGTTCAGGCAGGAAGAGCTCTTGGAGAACTTGGCCATCCAGATGGTCCTACAGTGAACCTCGATCGAGTTTCTCATAAGATTATTTCTCTGCGCGAAAATGGATCAAACTTTATTGGTAAGGCTAAAATCCTTAACACCCCAATGGGAAAAATTGCAGAATCGCTGATTTCTGAAGGTGTTAAGTTAGGTGTTTCTTCTCGTGGTGTTGGTTCTCTTCGCGTTAGTCGTGAAGGAAT